AATACGGTGGGGCTCGGCGCGATTGTTTCGCAGCTATAGGGTCGAAACCCGGTTGCCGGTTGCCGGAGGTTGCCATGTCGCTCCAGTCCGTCTCCGGATACGCCAAGCTGCACGGGGTCTCGAAGGCCGCGGCCCAGAAGTGGCAGGCCCGTGGCCTGCTGCGTTTCAAGGACGGCAAGGTCGACGTCGAGGCGTCTGATCAGAGCCTCGCCCACGCTGGCGTCGGTCGGTTCGCCGACACGGCCACCAAGCAGAGACGCGCGGCAACCGCTCCCGGCAACCTGGTTGCCGCCGCCCCGGTCTCGCTGCCGGCCGCCATGGTCGGCGATCTGGAAGAGGCGGCGGCCCAGGGCGACGAGGCGGCGCGGACCATTCTCGACTTCATGACCGGCCTCTCCGAGGGGAGGACGGTCCCTCTGATCGAGGCGGCGACGATCAAGGAGAACGCCCTCGCTGCCATTCGCATGATCGAGGCCCGGAAGCGGGCCGGCGAAGTGGTCGAGATGGCGGACGCCGAGGGCGTCTTCTTCGACGTCTTCCGGCAGCACCGCGACGCGTGGATGAATTTCTCCAGCCGGGTCGGCCCCCTGATGGCGGCCGAACTCGGGCTGCCCCCAGACCGCGTGGTGGAGGTGCTGACTGCTCATGTCCACCAGCACCTCACCGACCTGGGCGAACCTGTCGACCCTATCCGACAAGCTGGATCGTCTGAGGCTGACGGCCAGAAAGGCGTCCACCCCGCCGCCCAGGCTTAGCCTGCCGGAATGGGCGGACCAGTTCCGCAAGCTGGCGCCGGAGGCGGGCAGCAGTTCCGGGAACTGGAAGACCTCCACCGTCGAGATCGCCCGCGGCCCCATGCTGGCCAAGACGGAACCGGGCGTCGAAATCCTCACCGCGATGGTCTCGACCCAGCTGCTGAAGACAGCGTTGTTGGAGAACATCTTCGGGTATCACGCGCACCTCGACCCCTGCCCGATGCTGATGGTGCAGCCGAAAGAGGATGCGGCCGAGGCGTTCTCGAAGGAGCGGATCGCCCCCTTGATCCGGGTGACGCCGGCCCTGAAGGGGCTGGTCGGTCACCGGCACACCCGGAAGTCCGAGGACACGCTGCTCTATAAGAGCTTCCCCGGCGGCTTCCTCGCACTGGTGGGCGCCGGCAGTCCCGACAACCTCGCCCGGCGTCCGGTCCGGATCACCCTCTACGACGAGGTCGACAAGTACCCGATCACTAAGGAGGGCGATCCGTTCTCCCTGGGCGACGAGCGGCAGGCGACGTTCTCCAATGGCCTGAGTGTTCGGGTCTGCTCTCCCACGGTTGCGGGCGAGAGTCGGATCGAGACCAGCTATCTCGACGGCGACCAGCGCCGCGCCTCGGTCGCGTGTCCGCATTGCGAGCACCGGCAGTTCCTGAGCTGGGATCACGTCCGCTGGGATAAGATCGACGAAGAGGGGCATGAGAAGGTCCACCTCCACAAAACCGCGCAAATCTTCTGCGAGGGCTGCGGAGCAGGGTGGTCCGAGGGCGAGCGCCTTCAGGCCCTTCAGACGATCCGCTGGCACCAGACCCGCCCCTTCATCTGCTGTGGTGAGCGCCAGATCCCGCTCGAAGCCTACGGCGCCCTGACAAAGGCCAACGCCGACCAGCCGGTCGAGTCACTGTGGGACTGGTGGGCCTCAGACCGTTGGGCCGTCTACCGCGCGAAATGCCGCTGCTGCGGAACGTGGTCGGTATCGAACGAGCACGCGAGCTTTCAGGCGAGCAAGCTCTACAGCCCATGGACGCGAAAGGACTCGCCGGCCCGCATCGCCAAGAAGTTCCTCGACGCACAGGGCGATGAGGACAAGCTGCAGGCGTGGACGAACACCCAGATGGGGATGCCGTACCGGCGTCACGCCGGGAAAGAAGTCCCCGCCGAAACCCTCGCGGCTCGCCGCGGAAGCTGGAAAGAGGGCCATGTCCCTGACGGCGTCGCTATCCTGACTGCCGGCATCGACACTCAGGACGACCGGATCGAGGTGGAGATCGTCGGCTGGGGCAAGGACATGGAGTCCTGGTCGATCGATTACACGATCATCCCCGGGAGCATGGACGACCCGGCTACCCAGAAGAAGCTGGACGAACACCTCCTGCGTTCGTTCCGTCGCGCCGATGGCCGCCCCTTCCAGATCGCGGCCGCCTGCCACGACTCCGGCGGTCACCACACAGACGCGGTTTATCTCTTCAGCAAGGCTCGGCTCGGCCGTCAGATATGGGCCATCAAGGGCGCGAGCGACCGGAGTGGACACCGCTCGCCGATCTGGCCGCCGAAACCGCCATCGAAGAAGAACCGCGGCAGGTTCCGGCCTTTCATCATCGGGGTCCAGTCCGGCAAGGACGCGATCCATGGCCGTTTGCAGGTGGCGCTGCCGGGCCCCGGCTACATGCACTACCCCGCCGACCGGGACTTCGACTGGTTCAGCCAGCTCACCGCCGAGCGGATCAAGGTCAAGGTCGAGGGCGGCCGGAAGTATCGCGTCTGGGAGCAAATCCCCGGCCGGGCCAACGAGGCTCTCGACTGTCGCGTCTACGCCTACGCGGCCCTGATGGGCCTCACGGCAGGGGGGCTGAAGTTGAACCAGCATGCCGAGAACGTGGGCGCCGTTCGAACGCCCGACATGACAGAGGCCGGCGAGGCTGCCGGGCCGGAGGCTTCCGAAGCCCCGGCCACCCCGCCTCCGGCGCGCAAGAGGCGGCGTGGTCAGCGCCCTGCGCGCCAAGGCCCGGACGACCTGATCTGGTCGCGGGACTACTGAGGAGGCCGCCATGCCAGCGAACGACAGCTACGCGAGCGAGATCGCGAGCCTGCGCGCGGCCCTCGCCAGCGGCGTGGTGACCATCGAGAGCAACGGCCGGCGACTGACCTACCGCAGCAGCAGCGAAATCCAGTCCGCCATCGACCACTTCGAGGGCTTGGCCGGTCGGCCTGGCCTGCGCCGCACGCGGTTCCGCAAGGCCTCCTTCACGAGGGACTGCTGATGAGGATCGACGACTGGGCGGTAGGCGTGGTTTCGCCCCGGACCATGCGCCAACGCATGGCCGAACGTGCGAAGGCCGAGATGATAGAGACGGCCACGCGTTCCGCGACTGGCCGCCGCGGCTATGACGCCGCCCGGCACAGCCGTCTGACCCAAGGCTGGCGCGCGGGTCCAGGCAGCGCCGACGCCGAGATCAGCCCTGATCTGGCGACACTGCGGAACCGTTCGCGAGACCTCGCGCGGAATAACCCCTATGTGGCTTCGGCTGTCCGTCAGTTGGTCGCCAATCTCGTCGGCGACGGCATGGAGGCGCGCGCCGTCCACCCAGACCCGCACATCCAGAAGCTGGCGCAGGGCATCTATCTCGGCTGGGCGAAGTCCAAGGTTGACGGCTGGAACGATTTCTATGGCGTCCAGGGCATCGCTGTCCGGGCGATGATCGAAAGCGGCGACGTGCTCCAGCTCTGGAGCGCTGCCAACGGCGTCCCTGACGCCGTACTGACCCTGATCGAGGGCGACCAATTGGAGAGCCCGCAGGCGGGTCTCCTGAACCGCGGGCCGCGGATCATCGACGGCGTCGAGTATGGCGGCACGGCCGGCGCGCGAGCCGCCTATCACATCCTCGAAGAGCACCCCGGCGACAGGCTGCGCGGGTTCGTCAAGAAGTCACGGCGCATCGACGCCCAGCACGTCGATCACCTGTTCGAACAGACCCGCCCGGGCCAGTCGCGCGGCGTGCCATGGCTCTGCCCGTCCATTCGGAAACTGCGGGAACTGGAGGATCTGGCGAACGCCATCCTCACCAAGAAGAAGCTTCAAGCCTGCATCGGGATTATCCGCACGCTCTCGGCTGACGAGGCTGACGAGGTCGACACCGGCACCGAAGTGGCCGAGGGCGACGAACACCCCGTCGGTTCGGGTTCCCCCGCGCTGGACCGGATGACGCCCGGCATGGTCGTCGAGGGGTTGCCCGGTGAGGAGTTCACCACGATCGCTCCCACGGCAGACGGCGACAGCGACGTCTTCTTCCGTCAGGAACTCCGCAGCGTCGCGGCCTCACTCGGCATCCCCGACTATCTCATGACGGGCGACGTCTCGCAGGCGAACTACTCCAGCCTGCGCGCCGCGCTGGTGGCCTTCTACAAGCTGCTCGATCACTGGCAGCAGAACATCATTATCCCGCGCCTGCTCGACCCCGCGTTCGCCCGCATCATGCGCCGCGAGGCGCTTCTGCGGCGCGAGCCCCGGCTGGCCGAAGTAACCGCCGTCTGGACGCCCCCGCCCCGCGAGTGGGTCGACCCGATCAAGGACGTCGCCGCACGGATCATGGAGCAGCGCGCCGGCTACAAGAACATGCCCGAGGCTCTTGCCGAACGCGGCATCGAGTGGCGCGAGCACTTCGAAGAAGCCGCCATGGTCAACAGCGAGATCGACCGCCTGGGCCTCGTCTTCGACACCGACCCGAGGAAGATCAACGGCACTGGCGCCCTCCAACCGCCGGCCGGCTTCGTCCTGCCGAAGCTCCCGACGGGCAGCGACGAACGCCTCGACCAGAACGTCATCGGCTTCTTCGGCCGCATGCTGGACGCCGTCGCGGCGGGTGACTCCGCGACGATCAACGCGGGCTTCATCGAAGCCGCGACGGGCATCCGATCCGGAGCCCCGAACGGTCAGGTCAAGGCCGCCATCATCGCCGCGCTGACTGGCGCGGACGAACCCGAAAACAGACCACAGGGGTAAGCCCATGCTTCGCTCGCGACTGCTCGGCAGCGCGCCCGTCCGCGCGCCAGAAACGGACGCCGGCCAGCGCGCGTCGACGCCATCCGGCTACCACGGCCAGACCATCAAGCGCTTCGCCTCGTTCGCTCCCGAGAGCTACGACGCGGCGACCCGCTCGGTGGAGGCCATCTTCTCGACAGGCGTCCGCCGCCGGACGTGGTTCGGCTACGAGGAACTCGAGGTCTCGCCCGAGGGCTGCGACATCAGCCGCGTCGCGCTTGGCCAGGTCCGCGCCCTCGACCATCACAATGACCGCGCCATCGGGGCCATCGTCGGCTCCGTCACCGAGGCCCGCTTCGAAGCGGGCAATCTGGTTGGCCGTATCGTTTTCGCCGACACCGAACTCGGGCGTCTCGTCGAGGGCATGGTCGCCCGGGGCGAACTGACCGGCGTGAGCTGCGGCTACACCATTGAAACCTTCGAACTTGTGGGCATCGACGATGGCCGCGAGATCTGGCGGGCCTCGGTGACGG